GTAGCCAATGCTGTTTGGTTTGCACCATCTTTAGCGGAGTACATGCGTGGGTTCTCTACGAAGAAAGCACCCTCATAAGTTCCGATGGTACCTGCGAATAGGTTACCAAGTGATGCGTCAGTGTGTGAGTGGGTGTCACGCCATCCGACAGAGCCTGACTCTGCACGAAGGTCATGTGATACCTCTGGGTGAATTCCTACCCAGTATAGGCTTCCTGAGCGAGGAACAGCCTTGTTTGAGCGTAACTTAGCAACAGCCTTGCGGATGTCAGCAGAATCAAGAGTTGCTGCTGCTGAAATAGTTGCAGTGCTTGTAGCGGTTGCGCCTGAATAAATAACATTTGAACCTTGACGAAGGGTGTTTTGTGCCACGATGTCAAGTGAGTCAGCCATGTTAAATGCGATGATGTCTGCAACAGCAGGGTCAACATCGGATAGTGAGAACAACTGTAGTTTGCGAGTTACAAGTGATGCGTTACCGTACTCGTTTAGAGTAACAGATACGGTATCAACATCGCTCAGTGCAACGGCATCTGGGTCAGTTGTTTCTGTGAGTGTAGAAGTAGCAGCAGCCAAATCGTTGTAAAGTGAGAATACAACGGATGACCCTGGCATTGCCTGTTGTACAGGCTTTTTATCCGCAACAGCACGAATCATCGGCTGAGCACGGAGGGCAAATTCAACATAGCGGTCATAAGCGGTCTTTACTAGACCACCTAGTGCCGAGGTGTCGGTATATGCCATTAGGTTCACCTCCTAGTGAGTGGGTTGATGTATAAGTTGTTTAATTCAAACCAAGGAGTATGTCTAAGTCCTCTTTACTTTTAGCATTAGCAATCTTTGCAAAAGCATCTTCGTCAATATCTGGCGCAGTGCCAGTGGCGACCATGTTGTTGATTCTTGCTTGCGCTTTAATTTCGGGACTTTTTTCAGCAGGCTTTTCTTCTGTTTGGGTTTGGACTCCAAATACATCGCCGTAATCCTCAATCCACTTAACAAGAGCATCGTCTGTAGGCTCAATATCTTGTGGTATAAGTGCGGCAATTTTTGGATTTAATCCCTTAGCCTGTAGTACATCCTTGACAGTACGCTGACGAGTCTGTGATTTAAGACCTGCCAACTCCTGTTCTAGTTCTTTTGCACGCTTTTCAAGTGTGCGGTTGACTTTTCGGAGTTGACCAACAACATCAGTTGTTGTGTCGTTATCTTCATCGTCATCGTAGTAATTGGTAGCCATCTACCTTCTCCCTTTCGTTAGTTGTATTCGCAATCCTCGCATTAGTTCGGGGAAACTATTACGGCTATTGCTACCAGACTTTTACGCCCCCCTGGGCTGGTTGGTCAGGGTGGGGATTCTATTTGTTTGAGTCAGAAATAAATTTTAAAATAAATCCATCATCATCTGATTCAATCCATGTTTCGTCATAACCTGCTTGGCTCATATTGACATCCATCCAATGTATTGTGCATCTGGATTATCTTTAAGCCATTGTTCTCTTAATTGGTTTTGGTATTCCCAATCAATGTCATGTTCATTTTTTTCAGACATTTACGCCAGTACCAAGACTTGTAGCGGTTACGCCAGAGCGAGCACGGAAGCGAGAAACTTCACGCTGCGCTCTTTGTTGTGAAGCAAGTATTGCTTCTGGAGAGCCTTCAATAACAGCACTCAATGCTTCTTGTTCATTATATGTTGTGCCTTCAATTTGGCTCAAGCGTTGTTGTTCTTTACGAAGTTCTCCTGCTTGACCAATCTTTGCTTGCATTTGAGCCTCAGTTAATTTAGCGTAAGGTTCAGTACCAACAATATTTTCTGCAGTAGCAGCAGTAATATCTGGCATCCTAAATCCAGCAGCACGGCTTAAACCTACAAAGGTTGCAGCCTTAGCCTGCTTTTGAATTAGTGACAAAGCCTTCTCTGGGTCAAGAACATAGGCTGTTAAGTCACCTTCGCCTATAGCGTAAAGGTCTACTAATTGTTGTTTAATTGATGAGTTAAGGGTACGAGCCAAATCTTGACCTACCTGTAAGCGGTCTTGATATTCTTTAGCAGATACTTGTTTAGCAATTAAATTACCAAAATCTTCTGGGTTATCGTAGAAACCTTTTGGCAAATCAAAAAATCTAGCAGTTTGTATCATGGCATTTTCTATGCGGGTGTACTCATCTTCACTAATAGTACGACCTACTTTACGCAACCCTTCCATGCCAGGAAAGCGTGTTTTGTATGATGGTTGGTCATACATACCCAACAAAATCATTTCTTCAGAAGTGTCTTTTAAAATTTCTGCATCAATATAACTAGCAAGTCCTTCAAGTTTGTAAGGTGCTAACATAGCAGTTAACTTATCTTTAGCCTTGATTTGAGAAGCAACTTTTGCTGCTTTTGCTTCTGCTGCTTTATCGGCTGCTGCTTGTTTAGTTGCAGCATCAAACTTAGCCTGTTGTGCAGCAAGTGCATCAGAAATCATTTTTTGAACTTGGTCTGCTTGTAAACCTTGTTGCATTGGTGGAATAATTGGTTGTTTTACAACTGCTTCTCTTTTAGTGGCTTTATTAGTAATTGGGTCATAATCATAGCCAAGGGCATCGTAATCTTTTGTTATCTTATCTAACGCTTTATCAAGACTACTTTGTGCTGCGGTTAAAGTTTTAAAAGCAGTGGCACCTAGTGGAGTACTTGTATCAATATCAGATATTTTTCCAGTAGCAATAGGTTTTTGGGGAGTAACACCAGCACCTTGTAAAATTTGCTGAGTTTGTTGTAATCCAGTATCAGCAAGTACATCAGCAAAGGCTTTACGGACTGCTGCTTCCTCTTTAGACATTTTTTTAGTAGCCATTATTTTAAGTACTGCATCCTTCTAAGCACATTGGCTCCTATTCCTTCATAGGTACGAGTAGCATTTTCAGTGTACTGCCAACGCTCATCTGCTTTAATAAGTTTCTCTGCATCCCATGCAGGGCGTTGTACTACCTTGCCAGTTTTCTCATCTACCATGGTAAAGATTTTTCCATCTTTCCATAGTGGGTCATTCCAATCTAAAGTATCTTCATCTACTTCAAGTAGGTCAGCCCATTTCTTGCGTTGCAATGAAGTTACATCCCATAAAGTACGACCAGTAGCAAAGTCATCGGAAAAGAATGGATATAACAAAGCCTGTTGGTCAGCAATTTCTTTTTTAATTGCATCATCAGTTGTTTTAACTCTTATGCCTTGTGGTGTTACGGTTCCAATAAGTCTGCTTAAATAGTTATTAGCAGTAGTTTGGCTTATATCTACACCCATTAATTTACCATAAGACTTAATATCATTTATCTTAGATTGATATAGTCCACCACCAGATTTAGAAATTATATCTGAATTGCCAATGATGGTATTTTCAATATATGTAGCATCCCAGCCATTTAAGAAAGATGCTTCGGCAAGACTGCTTAAATATGACCCGATGGTAGGGTCAGAGGCATTAAGACCAATACCATTGGCTACGCCAGATACTGTAATTTTATATTCGTTTAATTTATTTTGATACCAGTTTTCACCGTATCTATATCTGCCTGCAAGATTAGCAGCAACTGTTGGACCTTTGCTTAGGTACCAATCACTGCTACTAATCATATCTGCAATAGCATCTGCAGATTTAATAAATTCACCAGTTATTGGGTTTCTTACAGCATCGTAAATAGCCTTTAGTTGTGGCTCATTTTTTAATAAGTTAATAATCCAAGTTGCTATAGGAGGTGTTTTTTCAGCCATTAGCCTCTAACTCCTAACGCTTTTTCAAGAGCAGAACCAAAAACGCTTGCTGTTTGGAACTCTGCATAAAGTGGGTCTTCTTGAGCACGCTTCTTAATTTCGGCTGCAGCCTCTGCCTCTCCAAAACCAGGAGTTGTAACAGTAACTCTTTTGCCACCAATAGTTTTAGTTTCAGTTTTTGTAGGCTTTTTAAGTTGTTGTTGCTTAACAAACTCTGCAAACTTTTCTGCTTGTTCATCATCAACAATAGTGCCAGTATATGCTTCTATGCCTTGTTTAAACAAAGCCTTAGAATTTTCAGCCTTCATCAACTGTGTCTGGTATGAAGGTCCACCAGAACCACCACCCCATAATCCACGCTGGATATTTAACAAATCATAAGGGCTAAGTTTTTGACCAACACGATTATTTTCTAGGGATAGTTGACCCCATGTTTCCCATTGTTTTTTCAATTCAGAAATA